GACATGACTGCTAAAAAAGATAGGTCGGCAATTTGCTTTTTCTGCCATCTCTACCCACCACGCGCCCCACACTGGCAAGCCTACCATGATGAGCTTAGGCGTTGGCCCACTTCTCAAACGACCTAGCGCCTTGAATGCAACCTCTTCGGTCAGCATCTGGCATTCATCAATGACGGCTAGACCGCTGGTAATGTTTAGACCTTCCAAAGAGTTTTGCGATGCATCTTGAGTACCTGGGCGAAAATATGATCTTGTCCATACCACATGACCATTAGGCGCCGTCCATTTGCCCTCAAGCGCGTGATATACCCAGCCCTCAGCACCTAGCCATTTTTGAATCTCCGGCGCTAGCACTTGCCTATAACGGCCAGCCGTGTCGGTGATAAGTAGGCTAGACTTATTCGGATGTGCATCAGCCCATAGAGCAAGGGCAAAAACTAAGGCGCTTGTCTTGCCACTACCCCAGCCAGCACGAACGGCGATGAAGTTTTCATCTGATAGTAGCAATCTCGATACTAGCTCTTTTTGTAAGTCGTTGAGTTTAAGCATATCCCTCTATCCATATGCCCTTGATTTTATCGCGTAATCGTTTGATCTTCACAAAAGTCGTATTGTCTTTCCATCCCATCAATCGCGCTACATCAATATGCCTGAGGCCTTGAGACACTAGATCAATAAGATGCCTTTCATCTGGTCCTAGATTTGACAGCATCATATCTAGATCATGCGCGATTATAAAACTCTCCTCCCCGCTATCTGTAGGCCTCAAAGAACCTAGTTGAGTATCTATATAGTCAGTGGATGATCCGCCGTGCTGCTCTGCCCTGCGCATTTTTGATGCTATCAGTTGCCTCTCTGTGATAAGCCACTTGTCTTTGCGGTACCCATTATGGATCTCATGATAAAAATGAATTTGAGCTAGCCTTTTTAAATAGCCGTAAAAATAATGCTTCGCTCTAAAGTTGGGCGCCTCAATGTCATCACGCCGATTGATCAAGTATCTATCAAGCAGTAAATAAAAACTTGTTAGGTGATCATCTGTATATGCCCTATCAAAGCGCTTGCGGATCATCGACTCTAGCATCTCAATGAAATCGGGATCAGCCATATCGACATGATCCCCATCATTCATCTTGATGATCCAAGGGCTTTGAGGTAGCTGGGCTTGCAGTTTCTTTTTGAGTTTCAATTTCTGTTCCTCGTATCTGGTCAATCATGTCAATCACAATTGACTTAGGTTTTTCAATTTGTTCAATTTCTAGTTTTTGCTGTTGTCCGAATTCATCTCTAAACTGAGTCTCAAGCAAGAATTTAGCGGCCTTCCAGTCGGTCTCGGCTGCTATGATCACGGTACGCACTAGGCGAGAGCGCCATGCCAATTTAGCTTGCTCTGCTTCAATGGCAAATTTAGGATCTTCTCTCTTCCAGCGTGAGATTGTATCGACATTGAGACCGACAATTATGGCGGCTTGCCCTTCTCTATTGCCCTCAGCAATAAGGCTCAAAACTTGCTCTTTTCTAAGCTCAACACCGCTAAGGCCTTGAGAGATAGCTTGCTCTGTTTTAGCTTGTACTACCTCTAAAATCTCGCCTTGTTTTTTAAGCTTTTTGAGTTTGTCGATCTTGCTCATGCTTTATGATAAATCCTCCGACTGATGCGTTCGATAGCACTATCTGGCTCTATCTCTTTTAGGTACTCGATGGCCTCGGACGCCGGATTATCGATAACAGCTACTAAGCTTTTTTCAATCACAACGCTAGAAGTGACATTTAGGGCGCTGGCTATTTCGCCTACTTTTAGCATCATGGCGGTAGGCAAATAAACCGTGTGACTGGCGCGCTTAATCTTTTTGCTCATCGTCCCTCGCTAGAAGATCAAATTTATTTGCTTCGAGTTTCCAGTAAGTTTTGTCCTCAAAAGCATTACAAATCATCTTGCCTTGAACAAGCACTAGATCGCCCTTCTTGATAGATGCGGCTGCTTTTTGTGCTGTGGGATCAGTGCCAAAAGATATAATCTCGACTGTAAACCATGTGACTGGATCGGATTTCTTAGCTTGATAAGCAATACTTCCCACTGCTTTGTTTAGGGTAGTGCCTATTGTTTTGAATGCAAAATCTTTGCCAGCTCTGCCAGCTAGAGTCATTGAATTTACCATTATGAATTATCCTTTATTGTAATAAATGTTAGTATTGCCATTGCAATAAGCATGATTAAGTCTTTAATATTCAGATCATGAGACATTTTTTATCCTATTGAAATAAATTGATTTTATCGCTGTTATATGCTATAACAACATTAAACATTCTAGAACATTCTATTTAAAAAAGCAAGGCAAAAAATGAATAAAATTCATGTCGGTTTTTCTGGGTATGTATCGATCCCAGATGGTGGCGTTTTCGGTGACGACTTGACGGTGGTCAATACCGCCCGTGTGAGCTATAATAAGAAAAGCGATGAATGGGGCGATAAAGATGAGCGCCTACTCAAATACTTGTGGGATCATGAACATACATCGCCCTTTCGTCATGCGTCGATTCGCTTTGAGATCAAGGCGCCTATCTTTGTTTTGCGCCAGTGGATGAAGCATCAAATCGGCTGTTCATGGAATGAGATATCATATCGATATACTCAGCTTGAAGAGGGCGAGAATGAAAGCTACTATCGTCCAAACTTATTTAGATCGCAAGATGCAAAAAATAAACAAGCTGGCTCTTCTCCCTTGCCTCGCATGGATCAAATAGAGGCCGATAGAATTGTAAAAGCGAGCTATGAGGCATCGCACAAGGCTTATAATGATCTCATCAATCTAGGCGTATGTAGAGAGCAAGCGCGCATCGTCTTGCCAGTAGGCATATACTCTAAAGCGGTATGGACGGCGTCGCTTCAAGCCATCATGCACTTTCTTGAGCTAAGGCTTGATGAGTCAGCTCAAAAAGAGATACGCGATTACGCCGTGGCTATCAAGACGCTCGCACAGCAGCATTTTCCCCAAAGCATAAAACTTTTAAATAGGGAAGATTTTATTTAATATTATCTCCTATAAAAGGAGATAGATATGAAGTGTATTAAATGCGGTCAGCGCTTGGCTGGCATGGATTATTTACAGGGCTTTGAGCATCAGTTTTGTGATCAATGCATAGCGTCAGTATATCGAGAGACCTATGATGATGATTTTCTTGATGATACGATTGATCCAGATGAAGAAGAGAGTATCGATGATGAGTGATTTTATAGCACAGTGTTTTTATTTAGCATCTCTTGCTACCGTTTACCCCCAGTCTCATAGAGTTGATACTTGCCTTGAGATAGTGCATGAGTCGATCAAAATGGATATTAATCCCTATCTTGCTATCGCCATCGCCTATCATGAGTCAAGGCTTGATAAGTCTGTAATTTCATCTGCTGGAGCTGTTGGCGCTATGCAAGTCAAGAGGATATTTATTGACTGTAAAGAATGCACTGATATTCAAGCTGGCCTTTTAGCCTTGAGATACTGGCTAGATCGGTCTAGTAGTGTATGTGATGCACTTGGTAGGTATGCAGTGGGTACGGCTGGCAAATGTGGCAAAAGATCAAAGATGATTCTTGCTCTGTCTCGTGATCTCAAATGCGCTGGCCCCAAAAAGAAAGATTTTTGCTATGAGTGCTAGAATTTACCTTGATATCGCCATGACCATATCAGAGCAAAGCCCATGCACTAGGGCGCATGTAGGTGCTGTTGTTTTTAGAGAAGATAGAAAAACGATGTTAAGCACTGGCTACAATGGTCAAGCGCGTAAAAGTGATAAGATTCTGTGTGGTGGTCTATGCTGCGATAGGGATAGGCTACAAATTCAAAGCGGTGATCGTATTGAGGTAGGATGTATACATGCTGAGATGAATGCGATAAGTAATGCGGTATATGAGGGTATCGCCTTAGCTGGTGCTTCTATTGTGGTAACTGCGCCCCCATGCTTGATATGCGCAAAGCTGATCGTTCAAAGCGGTATAAAGAGAGTTTATTATAGGGGCGGTGATAGATGGGTATCCACTGGAGAGGAATTTTTAAAGAGCGCTAGCGTTGAGCTCGTCAGCCTCTAGACACAGGATCATTTTATCTCTTTCATAGACGATAGATAGATGTGCCAGATCATCGTCACTCATACCCTCTTTATCTATGAAATACATATCCACTTCTAGGCGCTCTAAAAGGTGCCTTTTTTTCATCATAAATGCTTTGTCTATGTAGTGGAACGAATAATCTCTCTCTCGCTCAAATACGAGCGCTCTGATAGCTCTATAGAATACTTTTCTTTCTGGTGCATGGAAGCGGTGAATATCTTCTTTATATCTGCCTATCTCATCAAGCATATCTCTGACTATCTCATGGCGCCCATCTGTGATCGTAGCGATAGGGCTGGCTTCTTTAAAGACTCTAAAGGGCAGAGATGCAGCCGAATACATAGCAGCAGGCCTATGTTTATCTATTTTATGACATCCCCCGTCTATGGTCTGGCTTACCGCCATTGTATCTCCCAGCCACTTTGATCGATCAAAAATAGGATGAGTGACATCTCGTTGAGTAGGTGAATCAATACCCTCATTTTCCACCTTTAAAGGCTCTTGAAAATCATCATTTTCTAGAGCAGTAGACTTAACATCTTTAGATGTTAAGTTTATACTTATATGTCGAGCCGGCTGAAGTTCAGTGGGCTTAACTTCAGCCCGTTTAACTTCAGCCCGTTTAACTTCGAGATTTGACTTATTTTGATGCCCTTTTGCTCTTTTCTGCTGTGGCGTCTCTGTCTTTTCTTGGCAATAAAAAGAGAAGAATTTCTTATACTCCATATCAAGAGATGCTAGCCCTGTGATGTCAATCTCTCTAGTCTTGCCCATGCCAGGAACGATCTTTAAACTGCATTTAATTAAAGGCTTGCCATCGATCAAGATGGCTTCAAGGTGATCTAGCCCCGATGAAATTTGATACTTTGATAGCCCGCCATTGCCTAGCCATTGATTTGTCGCCTCTTGCCCTGATAAGACTGATGATTCTCTTTGTGGCCCGTGTATTTCCATGAGACGAATGATCAATCTTAGCCCGTGGGGTAGTGAGTTTATAGCTGGATGTTTAGCGGCGTTGATGGCTATCGTGATGAAATTGAATTGCATGATTTATCCTATCGTAAAATTTATTTTCTTTATTATATACTTTTCTTTGACAAAGGCAAAATAATAAATTACATTTATCAAAACTTCACTTGAAAGGATTCAATATGAACATCAAGACACTAAAGCTTCTAGAGCTCACAGGCACTACTCTAAAAGCGATCTCTGCTGACGCTGGCATCACCAGAGCTACCCTTTACAACAATTTGCGCGATGACGCTGTACCCACTTTAAGATTTGCTCTCAAGCTTGAGGCTACTACTGGCATCAATCATCAGTTTTTTCTCTATCAAGCCCCCCTTTGTTTTCAATTTGCTCATAAGGTTAAATAAAATGACACAATACAATCAAGACGACTTCGACGCGCCTATTTTCAATGAAGACTATGATGGCACAAGCGCTCCAGAGTGTGGAATTTTCCCCATCATCAAGATTCAAAGAGCGCCTACATCTAAAGAGATCGCTATTGCTATCGCTAAAAATATTGCAGAGAAACTGTTTGCAGCCCTTATTATAGGCGCTTTCTTTGTTATGGCCTATGTGTGCATCGTATGGATGGGGATGTTACGATGAGCTGGCAAGTCGCTAAACCTATAAATTTGCATCAGCTTATCGAGGACGCAGAGGCGCTACAGCACAAAAGCAATATTATTCGAGGCATGAGAATAATCATTAATTTAGTGCATACAAATCAAAGGTCGATGCAAGAGATGATCTTTAATGCCATCACTGATGAAGCGCTGCTTATCAATCAATCTTATCGCATGGTCTATCGCATGGCGCTAAGACTCAGAGAAAAGCATAGACAGGCGAACAAGATGGCTGTGATCGATTTTGTATCTATATATGAAGAGTACAAATTGCGCTTTGAAAAGAATCTTAAGCAGCTCCCAGACATGGACACGCCAGATACAATTTTAGATTTCTTTTTGCGTACCGGTGATTATGCCTTATGGCAGTCTATGGCTATCGCTGAGATTGAGATTACCGCATATCTTGATTACATTATTCATGTCGGCATGTCTGCCATTGCCGATCAAAAAAGCGCATTGATCAAAACCGTAGGCCTTGAAGAAGCCGAAAGAATTGAGCGTGAAGCGCTTAAAGAAATAAGTGCCATCAAGCCAAAGAGAGCGCCCACCATGGCGGATACAGTGCAAGATACTCTTTTATCAATAAGAAATTTCGATGCTGGGATATCCACAGGATTGAACGATTTAGATCGCATTACAAGACTAAACAGAGGATGCCTTTATATTATCGCCGGCCGTCCAGCGATGGGCAAGACCGCAGTAGCTTTACATCTGGCACAACTCGACCACGGCAAAAAGACTTTGTTTATTTCTCTTGAGATGCCCAAAGAGCAGCTTACAAAAAGATTGATCTCTTCAATAGGTGGTATAGATCATCACTTGCTCACAAATGGTCTTCAAGGCGCTACCGAGCAAGACTTTGATAAGCTGGCTAGCGCCGTCGATAAAGTAGGCAAATTGAATTTACAAATTTTTGATGATGGTAGCTTGAGCATAGATCAGCTCTTAAACAGATGCTCACAGATGAGAGAGTCAACTGATATCGGCTATCTCATCCCACAGTATGAGGCGCTAAAACCTAAAGTGCAGCATCTGATCGATGAACATGGCTATACCCATGAAAATATCAGAGACGGCGAAAGCCGATTTATAATGCAGTCAGATGAGCAAAGCGCCGATGTGAAAGCAGAGAATGCGATTAGATCGGATATCTTGCACTTTACATCTCTTGAGAGAGAGATCAATCGTGCAAATCGAGAAAAAATAGGGCTGATCATCGTTGACTATCTCCAGCTGATGACCGCAAATAAAGACTTTAGAGAGCAAGAGATAGCCACTATATCCCGCGGGCTAAAACAACTCGCAAAAATGATGGATTGCCCAGTGATAGCACTGGCCCAGATAAATCGTGGCGTTGAGGGTAGACCAAATAAGCGCCCCACCTTAAGCGATCTTAGAGAGTCTGGATCAATCGAGCAAGACGCTGACGCTGTGCTGATGCTATATCGTGATGAGGTATATCATCCAGATACCAGCGAAAGAGACATCATGGAGATAGGCGTGACTAAAAATAGGCACGGTGAGATAGGCGTGGCAAAAGTCATCTTTGATAAGCAAAAGCAAAGACTAAAAGATACTTATTTTAGATGATGATAAAAAATATTTTTATAAATATAAAAAAATATTTGACATATAAAACAAAAAGCGGTAAATTGAATTTACCGATTGACGGTAGCAAAAAAACAAAATCCAAAAATGCAAGGACAAAAAAATGTTCACTTCCAAACAACAAAGCCAAATCGCCGAGTCAGTAGACAACATTATCGCAAATAGCCGTCGTGACTTCTCAAGCCATATCACCTTTCAAGTAACCTGCTCATCAGTCGAGCTATTTGCAAAAGTCAATGGCATTGAATACACCAGATCAATCAACTTCTTCACCAAGAACGATGAGTCATATAGATACGGTATCACCACAAAAGACGGCTTATCATATCAGATGGGCAATACATACCCCTTCGATCTATATGAAATAGTCAACATGATCGGATTTGATAAAGAGATCATCGATGGCTTTGAAGCTGATGTACTAGGCCTTTAAACAACATAACTCACAACTCAAAAACGCAAGGACATA